ATTCTTTCAGTACGCAAACGGAGCGAACTTATGTCAGTTGCTTATCACCAGGCACAGAAGCAGCGTTATAGGATCACTCTGGAATTAGAAACTCTGAGTGACTTTGACCCGCACCAGATTGACTGGAAAGAGTTATTCGAGCTTGAGGGTTCGGAATACTGTGATGCATATGTTGAGGACTTAAGTAGACCTGACCGTTGGTGACAGTAAGTATCACTGGGCCCTCTAAAGTGTGCTAGTAGTGTGAGGCAATCCCGCCCACACGTTTCTAACACACAATGCGTTACATTCCGTCTTCCCGTTATACTCTGGATGAGATCGCAGAGCAATGCCGTGCTGCTATCAATCGTCCCGTTCGAGTATATCATAAGCCTGCCGTGTCTTATGCTGAAGTCCTGAACTATTATCAGTCTCAGCATAACGTTCTGGTGGAAGCATAAGTAACACTCACTCCTGTCGTATGAGTATAAACTAGGCACGTTTCAAACTATCACTTTTCGTTGGTTATTATGTCTAAAGATGTGATTCTGAGCCTGCTCTCCAAGGGTAGCACTGGCGCAGAAATCTTGCAGATTCTTGATGTTATCGTCGAGGATATTGAGCAAGAGAACATTAACAGTTGCGCGGAGGTATTCGCAGCAGCATAATAGTACAAACCGTGAGGCACTTGGTTGACACTGAGTGCCTTATGTGTTAGAATTTGATATAACCGTGTAGGCAGTGATTATGCGGCGTTTGTTTATATCGGCGGCGGGCGTTGCGTATATAAAAACGCTTAACTACCCTAACCTACAGAGGTGACAAAACGCGAACGAAATAACACATTCAAAAAAATTTTTCTGGCCCCAAAAACGCAATTCTATATAATTTGGGAACAAAAAAATGCCCCCCACAAAAATAATATGGAAAAGGTTTATCACATCTATGCAAAAGATCGATGTCTAATGCATTCAATTAAAGAAGAAGATTTTAAAGCGACCTGGAATACGTTTCATCACCTTGTTGGATTAATGAAGACAGATTATGAAGCAGAAGATTTATCATATGAAGAAGTCATTATCAATAAAGATTCAATCAGAAACTCTTCATATTGACAGGTACTATATACACTGATAGAATTGAACTTGAAGGTAATTCAATCTTATGGCTAAAGGATTTACAGTAAAAACAGTTGCGCCCAAAAAGGAATCGGAACCAACCTGGGATATTGACAAGATTAAAGAAAGAATGCGTGGTAAGTCTATCGTATTCTGTCTACCAGGTAGAGGATGTTCTTATATCTTTTTGAAGAACTTTGTACAACTCTGTTTTGATATGGTTCAAAATGGAATGAGTATTCAGATCTCTCAAGACTACTCATCAATGGTTAACTTTGCACGTTGTAAGTGTCTTGGTGCAAATGTTCTTCGTGGTCCTAATCAGGTTCCTTGGGATGGTAAACTGGAATATGATTATCAACTCTGGATTGATAATGACATTGTTTTTGATACCAATAAGTTTTGGCAATTGTGTGATCTGGCAGTAAGCGAAGATGGCACAGAACGTGAAGTGACTGCAGGATGGTATGCCACAGAAGATGGTCACACCACCTCTGTTGCTCACTGGTTAGAAGAGGATGATTTCCGTAAGAATGGTGGAGTGATGAATCACGAAACTGTCGAAACGATGTCAAAACGGAAGAAGCCATTCACGGTTGATTACACTGGTTTTGGATGGGTATTGATTAAGAAGGGAGTATTTGAGAATCTGGAATATCCTTGGTTTGCACCGAAGATGCAAGTCTTTGAATCTGGCAGTGTCCAAGACATGTGTGGTGAGGATGTCTCATTCTGTCTTGATGCAAAGGATGCAGGTTTTGAAATCTGGTGCGATCCTCGCATTCGTGTTGGTCACGAAAAGACTCGTATTATTTGATTTGGAGATTTATTAAGATGGCAAAAGGTATGATGAAGGGTGGGGCATATCAACCCGGTAAACCCAAAAAAACTCGTCAAGGTCGCTCGGCAAGAACGCTTCTCTCGGCAACGTCTCGTAATGGAGCTAAAAAGAGATATCGTGGGCAGGGTAAATAGTTAAAGACGATGATGATTCATGGCTGCTCTTATCTGCAACTTACCCTCTGTAGAAGTATGGGTGCGTAAGGAATATCTAACAGATCATCAGAGTGGTCACGGAGAATTTGTAAAAGGCGTTTGGGTATCGTGTAAATCGATTCCTGGACGCGCTTTTTATTTTGAGACATACTTACCAGAGTATGCTGCAATGTACGATAAACTGCCCATCAGTGCCTTTGTAACACGTCCCGAGACCCCCTCGCCTGATATGAACCTGCCCAACCTACAATTCTGGAATTGTATGGATTATGGTGTTGTATCAATTCATAAACAATTCATTGGAAGTATGGATTTTGAGTGTTATACTCGTGATTATGGTACTCAAAAAGGCACTTATATTTGTACAATTGATAATTACCACCAAGATGCAGATGTTATTGACTATGCAACCAGTGAAAATCCTGCTGAGCACAAGTCTCATAATCTTATTGAACTGAATAATGGTCAATATGCACTGTATCCCAACAATCGATTGCGTATTTTTGACAATAGTTTGACACCAGTCGAGCCAAAAATGCCAGATTTCAAGGTTTCTACACAATATTATCAAGTTGAAAACGGATTTGAACGTCTTGGAATGGGTCGTGAAGATGAATATTTCTGGAAAACGGCACAAGAGCGTGAAATTTGTTCCAATTGTGGCGAAAATCCTTGCAATCCACGATGTATTAATGCCGATTAGGGATAGAAACCCCTCTAAAAGTTCTGATTTAACAAAATCAGGAGTAAAAATGCACGATTTTCTAGACAATCTAGCTAATAAACAGCACCAAAAGATGCTTCGTGAGATTGCAAATGACGATTTGACACCAAAAAAACATGATTTTCACCTTCAAAATGAAATTCATGAAAAAATTCGCAATGATGATGACTATGATGATTGGGAATATGGAACAGAACCCCTCTATGAGGTCAAAAATCCCTGATAAATAAGATAGAATTTGTAAATTTTTAATTTAGAATGCCTTTAGAGCGGGTAAGTCAGTCTTTTAAAGATGTCAGTATGACCTTTCAGGCTAATCCCCTGAATAGCGACCTGATTGCGTTGAAAAATCAGACCGCAATTGCCCGCTCAGTGCGTAATATCATCCTAACTTCTCCTGGAGAGAAGTTTTTTGATCCAGATTTTGGTTCTGGAGTCTCTAGACTCCTCTTTGACAACATGGATGACCTGACTGCATTGTCTCTTCGTGATGAAATCGAGAATTCAATTCGAAATTATGAACCAAGAGTCCAGGTTATTGATGTTAAAGTCGAACCAAACTATGAAAACAATGAATTTAACGTCACACTTGTTTATAGGATTGTTGGAATTGATGTTCCTGCCCAACAATTAGAGTTTGTTTTGCTGCCATCACGATAAATGTCCCTTCAAAACTTCACTGGTCTAGATTTTGACCAGATAAAAACCACACTTAGAGATTATCTCAAATCAAATTCGAATTTTACGGATTATGATTTTGAGGGTTCTAACTTATCGACGATTTTAGACGTTTTATCGTACAATACTTACATCACTTCATACAATGCCAACATGGTGGCAAATGAAGTATTCATTGATAGTGCAACATTGAGAGAAAATGTTGTTGCACTTGCAAGAAATATTGGATATCTTCCAAGATCTAGAAAAGCTTCACGCTCCACAATTAGCTTTTTTGTTGATACAACTGATATATTTCCAACACCATCCTCACTTATCCTTAAAAAAGGACCGGTAGCAGCATCTGGTCTTCAATTTGGCGGCGAATCTTTTGTTTTTGGTATTACTGAGGACGTAACTGTCCCAGTAATTGATGGGTTTGCTGATTTCAATGATTTAGAAGTCTATGAAGGAACTATGATCAATCAGTCATTTACTAAAAATGACCGAAATTTGCAACAAAGATTTATTTTAGACAACATTGGAATTGATTTAGACACCATTAAGGTGTCTGTAAAGGAATCTGAGACATCTACAACCTCAGTTAAGTATACTCGGCAAGATGATTTGTTCACTGAGAATGGTGGATCAACAATTACTGGATCATCACCAGTCTATTTCATACAAGAGATTGAAAATGAGCAATATGAAATTGTTTTTGGAGATGGAATTTTTGGAAAGAAACTGGAAAATGGAAATGTAGTTGAAGTTTCCTATATTGTAACTTCTGGAAGTTCTGCTAATGGATTAAATAATTTTGCTTTTAGTGGAACACTAAATTATGTTCGCAATTCAATCCTGTACACAGTTACTTCTGGAATTTCTCTGATTACCACTTTTGGCCCAGCAAGTGGTGGAGAACCAATTGAAAGTATTGATTCAATTAAAAAGTTTGCACCAGTTCAATATTCAACACAAAATAGAGCTCTGACATCTGCAGATTATGAGACTTTGATTCCAAACAAAATTTATCCCGAGGCGGAATCAATTACCGTTTTTGGTGGAGAAGATTTGGTTCCACCACAATATGGAAAGGTCTTTGTTAGCATTAAACCAAGAAATGGTGATTTTGTTCCGAACTCCATTAAACAAAACATTAAAAGAGATCTGAAAAAATATTCGGTTGCTGGTATTGTTGCTGAAATTTTGGATCTTAAATATCTTTATATTGAAACTGAGAGCAAGGTCTATTATAATAGCAATTTAGCTCCGAATGTTCCTTATGTTTCATCCGTGGTTCAATCTACAATATCCAAATATAAAGAATCTACTGAATTAAATCGATATGGTGCAAGATTTAAGTACAGCAAATTCTTGGGAATCATTGATCAAAGTCATCCATCCATTACTTCGAATATTACAACGTTAAGAATGAGAAGGGATCTGGGTTTGGCTATAAATTCTTTTGCAGAATATGCCATTGATTTTGGTAATGAGTTTCACATTACTTCTATGGCAGGATTCAATATTAAATCAAGCGCATTCAAGGTTTTGGATATAAGCGATGATGTTTATATTGGAGATATTCCAAATGTTGACAGATTGACTGGAACAATTGTTCTATATTCATTACCTGTTGCTGGGGCTACCGCGCCAACTATTAGACGAAAAGATATTGGACGAATTAATTATAGAACGGGGAGAATCACACTTAACCCAATCAACATTGTTTCTGGAAAAACTAAGTTTGGGCAACAAATTATGGAGATTTATGCCATTCCACATTCCAATGACGTGATTGGATTGCAGGATCTTTATTTGCAACTAGATACTAGTAACGTGGAAATGATTGTTGATGAAATTAGTTCTGGATCTGACACTTCTGGATCAAGTTATACAAAGAGTGCTAGTTATCGGGATGTAAATAACAATGCATATTGATCATTTAACCCTTAATAAAATTATTTTAAGATAAAAGAGATGTCGGAAAAAAGAGTTCAATTTAATCAAATCGTAAAAAATCAGTTACCTTCTTATGTGAGGGAAGAATTTCCTCTCATCGGGGAATTCCTGAGCCAATATTATAGAGGTCAAGAGTATCAAGGTGGCCCAATTGATTTGGTTACAAATATTGACTCTTATATCAAGTTAAATGAGTGTGCAAATACTGTAGGATTTACTTCTTTAACATCCGATATTGGATTCACTTCAACTACGATCAATGTTGAGAACACTAGTGGGTTTCCTAACAGCTATGGTCTCTTGAAAATCAATGATGAGATCGTTACATATACGGGAATTACTACAAATAGTTTTACTGGTTGTATTCGTGGATTTAGTGGAATTACATCTTTTAGAAATCCAGATGTACCAGAAGATTTAGTTTTTTCAACATCAGAGTCGGCAGATCATTCAGAAAGTTCAAGAGTTGTAAATTTAAGTTCTTTATTTTTAGATGAATTTTTAAAGAAACTTAAGAGACAGTATCTGCCAGGAATAGAAAATAGAGATTTAGCAGAGTCTCTGAATGATGCAGAGTTTATTCGTCATTCAAGAGATTTTTATACAACTAGGGGGACAGATGTCTCCTTCAAAATCCTCTTCAAAGCACTCTATGGGGTCGATGTAGAGGTCATTCGCCCTAGGGACTATGTGATATCTGCTTCTAATGCTAATTTCAGAAAACAAAGAAGTATTATTGTAGAAGCAATTTCTGGAGATCCTTTAGATCTTGTTAATAATACTTTGTTTCAAGATCCTTTTGAAAATATTCCTAGAGCATCATCTCCAGTTGCAAATGTGGAGAGAATTACTGTCGGTGTCTTAACAGATTCATACTATAGATTAGGGATCGATGGTTCTTATATTCAAAACACTGGAACATCTGATCTATTATATGATCAATTTTCAGTTCACGCAAAAACAAAGAGTATTGGTGAAGTTGGAGTAGGTCAGTCTTTCATTATCGTAGACTCAACTCTAGGATTTCCACAAACAGGGTCTCTAACCTTTACTTATGAAAATACAACAGTTGGTATTGTAACATATTCATCAAAAACTGTCAACCAGTTCTTGGGAGTTGTTGGTATTGATGCAACAATTGCTGATGGCACCGACATTGATCAGAATACATATGCATATTCTGCTGGTTTGGGAAGAACTGATGGAATTCGTGTAAAAATTAGATCTGTACTGAATGATCTAGAAATTCCAAACGTTACTTATAGCCAAAAAGCCGGATCGAGGGTCAAAATTAAGTCTCTTGGAAGAATTGCAGAAAATGATGTAAGAGCAAACAACTGGTTGTTCAATACAGCACCTTTTTATGAAGTTGAATCAATGACTTTGATTGATGCTGTTAACGGAACTTACAGATTAAACACAAAAGACATTAATCTTCTTCGTATTGGAGATAATTTAAGTTTAACTGATAATGAAAGTCAGAAAATATTTGGATTTGTTGTTCAAGAAATCTTTAATGAAACAACTTGCTTAATTAGAGGTTTTGGTGTATCCAATCCAGACCAAATTATTAGAGTAACAAGAGAACTCTCTAAGTGCGATTCTGATTTGCATACAAATCTGAATGATATTACTGCAAATGTCCAAAATGTTTATATTGACAGTACTTCAGGTAAAAATCTTGTAGCATCACCTTCTTTACCAGCATTTGCAGGATTTAAGTTAAATCCTAAACTTCAAAAGTATACCTTTAGTGGCACATTTATTTCTGGAAACGACACTTTCAAAATTACTGATCGAGTTGACCACAACTATTTCACGGGAGATGCAATTTACTATACTCCCGAAAAAGATTCTGAAGGAAATGTAGTTAGTAGTCTTGGATTTTCCGAAGGTCTTTACTTCGTAAAGAGAGTTGATGAAAATAATATTAAACTTGCAAAGAGTCCATCAAATCTTTACAACAATATCTTTGCAACAGTATCTTTATCAATTGTAGAAGTAACAATTAACAATCATACTGTTGAAAAATATGATTTTAAAGGAAGAATTATAAAACCACAGAAATTACTGAGAGAACTTTCAAATCCAGTTGTTGATATACAGCGGACAGAAACACCAGCTGGTTATACTGGTATATTAATCAATGGCGTTGAGATATTAAATTATAAGTCAAGAAATGATCTTTACTTTGGTAGAATTGAGAAAATTGATGTTGTTTCTGGGGGAAGAAACTATGATGTTGTCAGTCCACCAACTTTAAGAATCAAAGATATTAATGAAGAGGGATTTACTGTAGGTAGTGGAGCTACGGGATTCCCGTCGATTAGAGGTAAGTTTGAAGAAATTCGTGTATTAGACTCTGGATTCGACTATATTGATGTGCCAACAATTAAGATTTCTGGAGGAAATCCAATCAGACCAGCAACCGCTCAAGCGAAGTTGGTAACAGTTCCTCATGAAGTTATTTTTAATTCAACTGGAATTGGATCTATTGGAATTGGTTCAACTTCAACTATTGGTAGAGTAGGATTTTCAACTCACCACAAATTTAGAAACGGCGAAAGAGTCACCTATAAAACATTTGGCAGAAAAGCTCTTTCTGGATTATCAACAGATGCAGTTTATCACGTATCAGTTGTTGACCCACAAACTATTAAATTGCACAAAAATTTAAATGATGTAATAACCGGAATTAACACAGTAGTCATCGACGACTATGGTATTGGTAATCATGCTTTTGTTTCTTTAAATGGAAAGGCGATTTTAAATTCTGTTGTTATTACTGATTCGGGAGAAGGGTATCAAACCAAAAAGAGAACCTGTGGCACAGTTGGAATTATTACTGCACTTAATACTATTAACATTGTTGATCACGAATACAGAAATGGAGAGATCATAACATACTCTGTTGATGGAACTTCTGTAACTGGTCTCTCCACTGAAAAGCAATATTATGTTACCGTTGTTGATAAAGACAACTTTAAACTTTCAGTGGCAGGAGTTGGTACAACATCTGCAGATTTTTATTATTTAACCAAACAATATGAGAATCTAACGGGTGTTGGCATAGGAACTCATACATTCAACTATCCAAACATCAATGTTGAAGTTATTGGATCTGTTGGTATTTCTTCCATAGAAGGTAAGAATTTTAATGCAGTTTTGCAACCAATTGTTAGGGGAGAAATAACTTCAATCCATCTCTCAAATAAAGGTGTTGGTTATGGTTCTTCAGAGGTCATTAACCTCCAAAGATGGCCAGAAATTGACTTCTTATCTGGGCAAGATGCTGAAATCAAGGCCATTGTTGATCCAAGAACTGGCAAGATTATTGATGTAGTTATTGATAATGCTGGGTTTGGTTATAGTTCACCACCAAGACTCATTGTTAAAGACACAGGCAGCGGCACAGGTGCTCTGCTGGTCCCAGAAATAGGTCCCGGACAAGATTCTGGGGGAAGACCTCTAAGTGGTACAATTAAGTCAATAAAGATCAATCAGGCAGGAATTGGCTATGGTGTTTCAACAACTACCGTCATAGTTGAATCCGCAGGCAGTGGGTCTCAGTTTAGTTTTGAACTTCAATCATGGAAAGTCAATGAGGTTCAGAAAAATTTAACAAATCTTACTGAAGATGATGTGTTTCTTTCTCGTGGAACAAACATTGAAAATGAACTTCAGTGTTCGTATGCATATGCTCCAAGAAAATTAAGACAGTCAATATATGCAACAGATCAAGGAGGAAAAATTTTATACGGTAAGAAAGATCTAACTCTTGTTGCAGGTATTGAGCAAACTCAAAATGATAACCACTCACCGATCATTGGATGGTCTTATGATGGTCATCCGATTTATGGTCCTTTTGGTTATGCAACAAAATCTGGAGGCGTTGTTACTCAACTGAAGAGTGGATATTCTTTAAATCTAAAACCAAATAGACCTCCACTGAGCGTCTTTCCCGAAGGATTCTTTGTAGAAGATTATACTTGGACAAATTCAACTGACGAAGCAGTTCTCGATGAAAATAACGGTAGATTCTGCGTTACGCCAGACTATCCAAATGGAACATATGCATACTTTGCAACTTTTGATCTGACACCCGCTTCTGACGGAATATTTAAAAACTTTAAGGCACCAGCGTTCCCATATTTAATTGGAAAATACTATAATTCAAAACCAAATCAATTTAACTTTAGAAAAAAATCAAATCAAGACGATATTGATTTAAACAACACAAATTGGATTAGAAATACGTATCCATATGTTCTCAGAGGAAATAAGAGTGGTTATGAGTATGTCAACCAATCATACAAATACGTAAATCAAGACTCTGTTATCAAACATGTCAAAAAAGGATCAGTAGATTTTATTGGAATTGTTACTGGCGGTTCTAATTATAAGATCAATGATAGAATTATATTTGAACAAGATCCTTCTGATGGATTCTTTGCGGCTGCAAAAGTTTCTAGAGTTTTGGGCGTTGGAGTTGGAACTTTATCTGTTGCAAACACCAGGCTAACCGGATTAGAATTCTATCCTTCAGGCAACACTAACACAGGAGAGTTTATTGGTGTTTATACTGGAAATCATGGATTTATCAATCAAGATATATTGACAATTTCTGGATTGTCAACAACATCATCTTTCTTAGAAGGTTCTTATCGAGTTGGCGTATCCACTAGTAAGTTTAAGTTGAACAGGGAAGTTTCTTCGTCAACTTCAACTGGCATTGTTACATACTTTTCACTTTTAGGCAATTTAAGTCCAGATAAACTGGAAGTGAATGATCTTCTTCGTATTGATAGTGAAGATGTAAAAGTTTTGAACATTGATAGAGTTTCTTCAAGAGTTAGAGTACTGAGAGCAAACAACGGAACAGTATCTGCTGCACATACAATATTCTCCGAGGTTTCACAACTTCCAAGAAAATTCTCATTCAGTGTTGGATATAATACTTCATTCAGCGCAAAGAGAAATAGAGAGTATTATTTTAATCCAATTGAGTCCGTTGGATTGGGCTCTGAAACTGGAGTTGGTGTGGGTATAACATTATCATTCGCAAATCCAGGAGTAGGAATTACGCAATATTTTGTTCAGACAAGATCATTATATCTTCCTGCACACGGATTTGAAACTGGAGATGCTATTACATATCATACAAACGGTGGAGATACTATTGGGGTTTCTACCATCGGTGGAGGATCATCAATTCCTCTTACTAATAACTCTCCGTTATATGTTGCAAAATTAAATGAAGATAATATTGGATTATCTACGGTTATCGTAGGTTTGGGTACAACAGGAACATTCGTTGGAATTGCTTCTACAACTGCTCATCAAGGACTTCTGCATTTTGTTGGACTAGGAACAGGAACAATACACAGTTTCAAGATTTCTCACCCAACTACCGTAACTGGAAATGTTGAAAAAAATCTTGTTACTGTTTCTACAGCAGCAACTCATGGTTTATTCAATGGAGATACTGTCTTTGTTGATGTAAATCCTGGACTCACAACAACAGTTTATATCAAATATAATAAACCAAATCGCAAGCTTGTTACAACAGGAATTGCATTTACTTCCGGAAATGTAACTACATCAACTTCAACAATCAATATTTCAGACCATAATTTACTGTCTGGTCAAAAGATTATTCACGTTGCAGATTCTCCATCAGGGGGACTGGAGAGTGATAAGGAATATTATGTATATGTTGTTGATAGAAACAACATTAAACTTTCCAATACCAAGTATAATGCCTTAAAGAAAAAACCTGAGATTATTTCAATTTCAAGTGCATCTTCTGGAACTATTTTACCAGTTAATCCGCCTATCAGAGTATATAAAGATTCTACTCTTAATTTTGATCTTTCAGACTTGTCTCTCTCATATGATCAGAGCGGCCTTCGTTACCCTGCATTTAAGTTTGAGTTATATACAGATTCTAAGTTTAAGAATGCTTATGAGACTAATGGAACAAATTCAAACTTTGATGTTACTCGTTCTGGAACAGTTGGTGTTACTGCAGATGCAAAAGTTACCGTAAGTATCAATCAATCAACTCCAAAAGTTTTATACTATAGACTACTTCCACTCAATAGTCCAGAAAATCCAGGTATAAACAAAGAGATTGTCAACGACTCTACTGTTGACCTAAACAATGAGTTAATATCCGAAAAGAGTGTTTACAGTGGTGAGTTTGACATTATTAAAACTTCTGCAAATACTTTCACATATGGATTGTCCAAGTATCCAGAAAAAAACAATTATAGCTCTACCAACTCAACAATTGAGTATCAAACAGATTCATTGTCTGCATACGGTGCAATTACGAGAACTATTTTAAGTGATAGAGGAAAAGGTTATACTAAAGTTCCTGGTATCACCAGTGTCAGGTCTGATCTTGGCAATGGTGCTATATTAGAAGCTTCCAGTAAAACCATAGGTAAAATTGAAAAGGTAACAATTCAAAATATTGGTTTTGATTATCCTGCGGATAAAACTCTGAGTCCAGATACAAAGATACCCCAGGTTCTTAGAATTGAGCAACTTGCAGGATTCTCAAGAGTAGGAGTAACCTCATTTGGCAGAAACTACAGTGTTGAACCAAAATTAGTTGTAATTGATGGAAGAACTAAGAAACCAATTGACGATATTGATATTAGATATGAATTTAATAAAGAGACTTTGAATCTTGTTAGAAATACATTTAGTCTTTCTAATATCACTCCAACAATTCTTCCTGTTCAAAACTCTAATGGGATTAGGGTTTCGAATATGTCCTTTGATTCTTCAACCAAGGATGTTACTGTTACTCTAAGAGATAGTTTTAGTGTAAACTTCCCATTTGCAGTTAACGATAAGATTCTTGTTGAAAATACTAGCGTTGGTGTTGGATCAACTGGACTTGGATATAACTCAGCAAATTACGACTATACACTCTTTACGGTAACTCAGGTTCACCCCAATCTGGGTGGTATAGGTATAGTAACATTTAGTATGGCAAGTGTTCTTGGTGATGGAGAAACTCCTGGTTTCTATGATACTGGTAATTCGTCAGGAATTATTGTTCCATCACAGTATTTCCCACAATTTGATCCAACTTTGCGAACATTTGAGTTTAGACAGTTGGATAATGTAACTGACGGCAAATCTCAAGGAACTGTTTATACATTAGATACTGAAAGTAAGTATCTGGTTGTTGAGTCTGATGATGATTTTGAAGTTGGTACAGAATTGCAATCAACTATTACTGGTGCCAAAGGCCTTGTGACGGAAAGGATTGCTTTTGATTCTAGGTACAACTTAGACTTTTTCTCTGTAACTGAAAATGGTTGGGAATATACCACAGGATTCCTTAATAACCAACTTCAAAAAATTCACGACAATGAATATTACCAAAACTTCTCATATTCCATTAAATCCCCAATTCCTTATGAGAAATGGAATAATGTCGTCAGCCGTGTTAATCACACTAGTGGATTCAAGAAGTTTAGTGACCTTCAAGTAGAATCAACTCCATCAGTCAAATTAACACCAACATCAATTGATGGAACAAGTATTACTGTTAAATTAGATAGTCTCTATGACTTGAACTCATATTTTAATTATGATTTGGTTCACGAAAACTATTTGACAAACGGTGAAGTATCTTTCTCAGATGAAATCAATTTCACAACAAGAATTTTGACTGACTACACCGAATCTATTTCAAACAGAGTTCTTAGAGTTGATGACATTAGTTATCTATTCAATAGTGAGCCAAGATCAACTCCTTTTGGTGAAGTATTCAGAAGAACTCTTGCAGAATCAAGACTTCAAAAATATATCACTTATGTTAAGGATAGACTTTTCACTCAAGAAAGACAAGTCTTAATGGTAACTACTCTTAGTGATACTATTCGTGGATTATCTATGATAAACCAATATGGAAGATTGGAGTCTGTTTTAGATCTTGGATCTTTTGATTCTGTCATTGAAGGTAGTGACAGCGTATTAAGATTCTATCCAACAAAATTCAGGCTGAATAATTATAACGTTATAACCCTGTCATATAGTATGGATCAGATTGAAGATGCTCTATCTTCAATTGGAAGCACAACTATTGGCCAATCTACAGGATTTAATGGTTCTTTAGTAAGTCTTGCATCCTCCAGTGTTTCTGTTGGTGGTGGAAGTACAGTTACAATAGCAACTCTCTCAGGAATTGGAACAACAGCATCCAACTTTAGATCAGCAAAAATTCTTGTTCTTGCAGAAACTAGCGACGATCAAATTGTATATGATGAATTAAACCTTATTCATGATAACTCAGAAATTGAACTCTTACAATATGGTCAACTGAGTATTCACTCTCAAGATGAGTTTTCGGCAACAGGTTTGGGAACTTATAATGCATATCTTTCTGGGTCGGACATCATCTTAAGTTTTGACTCTGATCCTGGAATTACTACGACTATAATCAACACTGTTACTATAGGAATAGCAACAGAATCTTATTTGGGAATAGGAACAATCAATTTGGCATTTGGTAGTTTGACCGCAAAGTCAACTTCAATTAGTGCATCTGGATCACCATCCGCTGTTGGTATTGCAAGTTTTGCAAATGAGTTTGATGGTGGTTATTGCTTACTTCAGGTTTCTGATACGACTAATAACAGACATCAATTATCAGAAGTGATTTTCATGGATGATGATGATGACGTTTATTTAACGGAGTATGGTAATATTGAGACATTCTCTTCATTGGGAACTGTTGGTGCTGAGAGAGTTGGCGACAGAACGGAAATAACATTTACTCCAAATTCTGGAATTGATGTTCACGTCAAAACTTTCTTACATACCTTAAGAGATACAGAAGCTTCAGATATTTCTGAAAATGTTGAACTTAATAACATTTCAGTTGAAGATGGTTTCAATGTTTATACCGGTACTGAAGTTGAAGTTAAGAGAGACTTCTTCTTAACACATAAAGATGAACCTATTTTCTTGAGAGTCTTTGATGGATCCAACTCAAATGTTGTTGATTTAAGTGATAATTCAATATTCATTCCAAATCACTATTTTGTAAGTGGAGAAGAAGTAAACTATTCTTGCACTACTGGATTCTCAACTAATGCTATTGGTATTGCTGCAACAGCAATTCCAGGTTTAGGTTCTACCGATAAATTGCCAGAGACTGCTTATGTAATCAAAATTGATGAGAAAAAGATTCAACTTGCAGCAACAGCTGAAAATTCTTTAAGAGTCAATCCTATAGCACTTCAATTTACTTCAGTTGGAATTGGAACTTCACACGTCATCACATCAACAAAACAAAATAATAAGGTTCTCATCTCTATTGATAATCAAATCCAATCGCCAATTGTAGGAACTTCAGTTACTACAACATTATCAGATAACTTCTCAATCTCTCAAGATATTGCATTCTTTACTGGAATTACATCATTCTTCGGTGGAGATTCTGTGAAGATTGGCAATGAGATTATGAAGATTCAGGGTGTGGGTATTGGAAGTACAAATGCAATCAAACTCACACGCTCTCTTGCAGGAACTTCTCTTGTAGGACACTCATCTGGTGCGACTGTTACCAAGTTAAGAGGAGATTATAATATTGTCGGAAGCACTCTTAATTTCCTTGATGCTCCATTCGGAAGAAGCCCAATAGGAACTAGTTTTGGACCTACAGATCGCAGAGATTTCACAGGAATTTCTTCATCTTCTTCTTTCAGTGGAAGAACATTTATGAGATCTGGAGTTGTTGGAAGTTCTACAGAAACTTATTCTAAGAACTATATTTTCGATGACATCTCTCAAAACTTCTCTGGTTCTAGAGATACTTACACTTTAACTTCAGAAAACACAAATATAGTTGGTATCTCAACTTTCAATGGTATTTTACTTATCAATGGTATTTTCCAAGGACCAGGAGTAACTAGAGACTATACACTTTCAGAAAACTCTGGAATAACCTCAGTAACATTCACTGGAACTGCAAGCACAACAGCATATTATCCAAATGATCTTGATGTTCCTATTGGAGGTGTAATTGTTTCCGTTGCAGGAACAACTGGTTTTGGATATCAACCTCTTGTTTCTGCGGGAGGAACTGCCGTTGTTTCATCTGCAGGAACTATTCAATCAATTTCAATTGGAAACAGTGGATCTGGATATAGATCCGGAATTCAAACCAATGTAAATGTAAGTGTTGCAACATCTTCCAGAGGTGTTTTGAATCTTACTTCTATTGGTACGGCTACAATCAGCGATGGTCATATTGTAAGCATTACAGTTACAAATCCAGGTGCTGGATACACAACAACAAATCCACCAAAGGTTATCATTGATGCACCTCTTCCATATCATCATATCCCACTACAATACAGTTCTGATTCTGTTGGCAGTGGTGGAACTGGTGCAAGAGTTTCTATTACCGTTGGACAAGGATCTAGCGTAATTGACTTTACATTAACAAACTCTGGGTATGGTTATGGACTCAACCACATTCTGACAATTCCTACTGGTGGTGCAACAGGAATTCCAACAACTCCTGTTGGTAATGATTTCAAAGAGTTCCAATTAGAAATTACTGATATTATTACAGATTCTTTCTCTGGTTGGACTCTTGGTGAAATTGAAC